TTATTGTCATTCTATAAAAATGAAAATCAAGCAAATTATGAGCAAAAAAAGCTGAACTTGTTGCAGTTCCTTTTGCACTATCTGCCATTGTGCTGGCGACTGCCACTTGTCCAAGTGTTTGAGCAATGCCAACAGCTCCGCCGATTGCTCCGACAACGTTACCACTTGCCAAACTTCCAACTGTTCCAAGAACACCGCTTGCAACGCTTAAACCCACGCTTGTGCTATTTTGAGCAAGCCAAGCTTTATAAGTGTCGATATTAAAAGCACATTGAGGGAAACCGCTAATTGATATTGTTGCATTTAAGTTATTAGCTCCGCCAAGTCCCCCACCTGATGAATATTTATATAAAAAAGGAACTAAAACAAGCTCAGGCGACGGAGAAGTATTTGAATAAATAGTAAACTGATAACCCAATTCAGGAATTGCGCCAAAATATTCAAACCTATATTGAATTTCTGAACCCTCGGTATTTATCACGTGCATAAAAGAATAAGGATAAGTCAGTAATTTTTTATTTTTAGGGGTATATAACCCAATCCGTGAGTTTTCCATTGGAACAGAATGGGTTGTACTAATAGCTTGGTCAGAATTAGCAATATACCCCCTCGGCATCATAAAAACGGAAACAATTGCGTCACTTTTATTTTGTTCGGTCATATTAATTATAAAGGTATTTGCGTCAATAGCATTTTGAAAAACATTATACCATATACCCGAATAAATGCCCCCAATTATTCCACCCGCACTTAATACTCCGTCACCTTGCATAGCACTGGCAATAATTATATCCTTGTTTTCCATTAAGCCTGTATTCCCAAAATATTGAGTAACATATTCACCAGTTTCTAAGTTTTCTTTTACAAGATTATCTCCAATTTTGTCAGTTTCAGCATGTTCACGCTCAACAAAACTATCCATTATTTTATAATCAAAAAACCATGTTTGCACAATATCTATCTCGATTGTAATACTACACATATTAATATTTTCAAAATCAATCTTAGTTATAAAAGCATAAAACCATTTATTACTAAAGTTACGGTTTTGAAACATAACATAATTACAATTATAAACCGCGTCGGCATTGAGAGGGATTTTAATTTGATTTTGTAAACGTACAGGCGCAAAGTCTGTAAAACTATGCGCCTGTTTACTCATAAAATAAGTAGCCTGTTCAGTAGGTGAATTGAAGAAATCAACACTATCTGTATAAGTATTATCAAGTTTAACACCCGATAGCAATATTAATCTTGTTATTGGGGTTAGTTGAGTTAATTCCATTTTTCATCACCTCATAAGTTTAAGCTATTGTTATTGTTGCTGTTGCTGTTTTTGTTGAGTCTGCAACACTTGTTGCCGTTACGGTTATGCTCGTTGCAGTTTCATCACTTGCAATACGCACAAACCCGTCATTACAGTGAGTTCCTTGTGAATTGTTGCCTGTTAATTCCCAAGTTACACCCTTATTGGCAAAGCCCGTGCTTTCTATTTCAACAGTAAACAACATTTTACCACCTGCACTAAGGGTTGCAGTGTCGGGATTAATAGATAATCCTGTTATTTCAATCGGTGTACTTGTGAATAGTAAGCAGTTTGAATACGGTGAAGCACTAAATGTCCTCCATGTGTGCAAAACATAATTCCAATATAGTCCCTGCGGGTTGTTAATATCACCCATTTCATTTAGATTATCAAAAATCATTAAGAAATCACGGTCAAAACTAAAACAAGCAATGCTGTCAAGTTGAGCGTTTTCGGTGGCTGTAAATGGCTTATAATTACTATCATTTTCAAACAACAAAGCAAGTCTATCAGTATCCGCTTTATTAAAACTAAACTTATCAATTAAGGTTCTATGTCCTACAAATTCGGCTTTATCCATATTGTAAGCACTTGCTAACACTTCGACGTCGTTAATAGCGTCAAATGCAGAAGTCATTAAAATAAATTGATTATCTTTAGAAGTTGCTGTATGAACACCCGCATAGTTGTACATAGATGATAAAAAAGTTATATCATTAGACATCTCTTTTATTTTAGTTACAACTGAATTCATATTTGTTGGTGTAAGAGTTGGAATGTTGACAGTGTGAATTTTGCCGTCAAGAGCCATTCTTGCAAACAGATATTTAGTCACAAGCTGTTCATCATAGTTAGCACTTGTTGACATGCTTTCAGTGATTTTAGCAATAAGATTATTAAGGTTATCCCATGTCATAAAAGCGGCTCTTAATTCTTGATTGCTGATAGTTTGTTTATAGAACTTCTGATAATTAAGAATATGGAATATTGAACGCACGTCGGGCAAGTCTCTTTTTAGTACTTCTGTCTCACTTTTAACGGGGTCAAACTGATGAGGATTGGTGATATTGACGAATATTTCCTCAACACTTTCTCCAAGTTCAACAATACCTTTTTTAAAGTGTCTTAATGGGTTCAAATAAAGTCTTGATGTTATGATTGACATACCGACCTTATTTATAAGCATATGTACAAAAGCATTTGCGTGGGATTTATGAGACACAAACCAATTGCCAATCTCTCTAATGCTTTCAGTGGTGTCACTGTTAGCAATCGGAATATTGAAATTGTTTAGTTCGTTGACCTCTCGTATTGTTGCATTTAACATTGAACGATTAAAATTTGTTGCGGTAACACCGCCATTTATTTCTGATTCTGTTGGTCGTCTTGGCATTTTTATTTTTCCTCGCTTTCTTTTTTTCCTAAAATTTCATCAAGTGTTAAAAAGTCATCACTTTCATCATTTTCTTGCTCTTGCTCTTGCTCTTGCTCTTGAGAGTCTGAGCCTGTCATAAATCTGTTGAAATATTTAAGTTTTAATTCCTCAACTTTCAATCTTAATTCAGATATAGTGTTTTCAAAATCCGTTGTATCAAATTCGTTCATCTGATTATCTTCTAACGTAATTTCGTCTGCTAAATCTTTTACAAACCCCAAAATTTCATCAGATAACTCGAGAGTAGATAGAGCGTTTTGTAAAGCAACCATTTTTTCGCTAAGCATTTTTTATCACCTCCATTTATATTTTTTTCTTGTATACATCCACAAAGGCAATTTTGACTTGCCTCCGATAGGTGGTATGGGTGGTATGGGTGGTACTGGTTCACCGTCTAAGTATATGAACCCTTGAAAACTTGAATAACTAGCAATTTCCCAACCTTGTTGACGGGTCGTTGTATCAAGATAAAAATATAAATAACCCCAACCACTATTCGACAATGTTATTTTATCGCCGTCAATTACTTCAACAATTGCAACGTGTCCACCGTCATATTGTTGCGCTCCTGTATATTTCCAACACGCTATTGCACCTAATTGTGGCTCTTGCCCTGATGGATAGATATTATTAGTCAGATTATAATCCCACCAACGGTCGGCATTGCTTAGGCTTGTATTGGGTCGTTCGTTTGTTAATTCGTATCTTCTTCCCCATGCGTATGCAGTGCAGTTCGGTAACCCGTAGCCACTTTGATAAAATGGGTTATCAGCATACCAAAATCTATTCCCCTGCATTCCGTTATCATTTAAACGAGGTATAAAGGTGCTCATAAGATTTCACAATGTGAATTTTCTTCACAATGTGAATTTTCTTCACAATGTGAATTTTCTTCACAATGTGAATTTTCTTCACAAGGTGAATTTTCTTCACAATCTTTATCACGCACCATAGCGCATATCATAATAATAGGTGTTAGAAAACAAAAAACCAATAATAAAATATCAAGTATTAAATTTATCATAATAAACACTTCAAACCTTTCTCAATTGTATTTTTTATAACCATATCAGTGTAACGAATTGTACCATTTTTTAAGGCATTACTAATTGTTTTTAATCTATAACTTTGTTTTGTAATTAGCTTTGTTGTTTCGTTGTGGTCTTTAACACTTAAAGCGAAACTAAAAGGAAATGTTGATTGATATTTATCACTAATATAACAAAGCCCTCTATTTGAATCTATGTATACCCCAAACATTTTTTTATTGTATGAAAGTGTTGCGAAATAAAAACATTTATCTGCAAGTTTTTCAATAAAAGAATTGTTATCCCCGATATATTCACCCTCGTTTGCATATCTTCCATATTCTGTGCCGTTTATCATTTTGCTGTATAAAGAATTTGCTTTCTTCTTTTTTAATTCGTCGCTTGGTTCAGCTCGCTGAAATAACACATTTTCACTTTTCCATATTTTCCCCCTCTCTATACTGGGGATATTAAAAGCTTTATGAATGTGATACGGGTTATAAAATTGAGTGTTATTACCAAGTAAAAAACAAATAACTCTATCAGTATCACGGTCAATTGTGTGGTAAATATTCAAAAATAAATCAGGTTCGTTATAACCTGTGACATATCTTGAACCGCTCACATCTTCAAGCATGTATTCGTCAAATATTAGATATTTCACATACATAAAACTTTCACGTTTTATCTTTG